TATCCACAGTTGCTGGTAACAAAATCAGCAATCCGCCCTGGGTCAAATTTCAATCGGCAGGGTGGGTCAATTTTCCATCAGCGCCAACAGCTATGACCCCGAGCTGGTTGCCTACCACATCCACATGCTCATTGAGTCCGGCCTGATTGACGGCACATGCAGCCGCTCGATAAACGGCCCGCGCCAATGCGTGGCCCGCGAACTGACCTGGCCTGGGCATGAGTTCCTTGACCAGATTCGTTCGCAAAAGGTCTGGAGCCGCACCCTCGGCCTGATCCGCGAGAAGGGGCTTGATTTGTCGTTCGAGACAATCAAGGCCGCGGCCGGAACTGTCGTGACAAGTCTGCTCAGCTAAAAGCCCGTACTTCACCAGAACCCAGCCCGGCTGGGTTTCTGTGCTGGCCCCAGTCAAGCGGGAGGGTAGGTGATAGCGAAGAGCCACGCAGGCATCTCGAAGCACCTGTTATGAAATCCGAATAGCAGATGATTGCCAACCGCGGCCAAGTGCGGACATAATCGGTTTGTCAAATCGATTCCTACCCGAACGCCGCAAGGCCTCGGGTTTTTGCATATGCCAGGAGGGAAACCAATGAGCAAGCTCTCGTCAGCGGCCGTACTGTCAGCCGCTATGGGTCTTCTTGTTGGCTACAACGGCATTGCCGCTGCACCCCACGAGCAAGCAGGCTCAGGCTCGCGTGTGTATCAAGCACAGGCCGGGCATGAGCATGAGGTCGCTGAGATTAGCCGGCTTATCCGAGGCTTCATCCGTACAGCTGTCGAGATGGAGCAAGAATACCGCGCTTTCGTCAGGAAGCTTACCGGCCAGAGTACCGATTATCTTGTCGGCGTTTTCAATGACGACCGGATAGCGGAACTGAGCGACATGCTTACAGAGCTACGAGGTGCTGAGGTGGCTCTCAAAAATGTCGAGGCCGCAGGCAATATTCCTTCCGAGCTTGCTGATCTTCACCTTGAAGCTCGTCGCGCTCTTGCCCGAGGCCGCTCGTGGGTTGCACAACTACATCACCTGGCTCTTCAAACAAAAGCGCCGACTATGGTTGTTGAGGGCCGAACGGACCCAGCGGCAATCCGTGCTCTTGCTGATTACACAACATCGAAGCTGGTCCGCTTAGCGAACGCTTAAGTGACCCCTGTAACCGCATTTATCCATCCCGATTCGGAAAGGCTGTTCTTTGATGAGCCGCTGAAGGATTTTCCGCGCTTGCGGGTAAATCTTCTTGATGACTTTATTCAGTATAAGGCCACTGATTTTCAGATCAGCTACTTTGGTAGGGACGCAGCATATACCCAGCCATTTCAGGCACTTCGCGCACAGATGTCACATATCCACCTGTGTCTCCCGCCTAAAACATTTCCTCGGGATCTGCCGAGGAACGACCGAACCTGCAAGAAAAACCAGCCAGACCGTGATGCGGCACTTGTCTACGTGCGCGGCCTGCTTGAGGAAAACCGGTATTGCCTTCTTGGTGTTCTTTACCCCGACGCGCATGCAAAGGCGAGGGAGGAAAAGGTGATGCGCTATCTGGCGCGCCTCGCCCAGGCGTTCCGAGACGAATACTGAAGCCCCTCCTAGCGAGGGGCTTTCTGTTTCAGCCCCGGCTGGCCATCTGCTACATTGGCCCTTTCTGAAAGGGAGGGGTGGGGATGCGAGCAATTGCGGTTGTTGGGCTTGCACTTGTTTTGGCGGGGTGTGCTAGTAGCGCCCCAAACTATTCACAATTTCCGGACGATGCGCGGAAAAAAGCTCTAGATGAGCTGCTAGCTGATGCTGACCAACAGTCACGATCAGGGCTTCCGAAATCCTCTGGCAGCTCAGCCTCGGATTACAAGATAGATCCAGATAAGTTAGAAAAGACATACGCCGAAATACGGCGGAGAGAAAACGGCACCACGAATGCCGGCCCTACGCCGCAGGCCTCCCCGCCAAATCCTTCGTCCAAATGGGGCGAGGGTTGGGAGGTTTATGGGGATTGGTACGTCAAGGCTCTTCACGACGAGATGGATACCGTGACGCGCGTGAGGCTTTTCACCCCATTCGATGAGATTGAAGATTACCCGTCCTACGGTGTCGTCAATCCGAAGGACCAGACTTTCGGGCTTGAGGTGTTTGGCGGGTCTTTTGTAACGCTCAGCCCCTCAATGTACCTGGGCGGGAAGATGTACTGGCCTTTTTGCGAAAGCGACTTCAGCTCCGTCTCGGTGGACGGGTCGAAGGCGGTGCGTATGACTCCAGTCGAGAACCCGGGCTCCTGTAATTCCTTGGAAAAGAATGGGGTCGTGATACGGAAATTCATCACCGGATCGCAGGCCAAAGTTAGGATGCACTATGACGACGGCATGATTTCTCTAAAAGGGTTTGGTGCGGCATGGGATCGCGCCATGCAGCTTGGCGCGCAGTAGGATTGCAGGACTGGAGGAGAAAGAGTGTCACGCACATCGAAATTGATAGTCGTTTTGGCCGTGCTCATGATTGTCGGAGCATGGCTGGCGCCGAAGGAAACAGATAAACAAGCGGCCGAAAGAGCTGCCCGCAGCGACGAAGAGTCGCGGCAAGAAGCCGAGCGAGACGCCGATAAGGCGGAGAATCAGCGCGCCGAGCAGGAGAAATACACCGCAATTGCCGCAGCAAAGCGCGCCGTGACACAGCGCCTGAATGATCCCGATTCAGCAAAGTTCGGCAAAGTGGTGCGTCGACCGAGCGGCATCGTCTGCGGCTACGTAAATGCCAAGAACGCTATGGGCGGTTACGCAGGCGAGAAGGGCTTCATCGTGATGGCTGGGAAAGCCTGGCTAGAAACTGACTCCGCCGATTTTGGCGAAACATGGAACAAACACTGCGCCTCATAGCGCAATAGCACGCTAGAAACCCGGCCACCGCGCCGGGTTTTTTATTGCCTACGAAAGCCCGCTTAGTGCGGGCTTTGTCGTTTCTGGAGAAGCGCAATGACTGAAACAGCTCGCTTAGTAATTGCCGTAGATAGCACTCAGGCAAAGAAAGCGGAGCGCGACCTTGGGGCACTTGAACGGTCTGCTGGAAGTCTCGCATCCGGCATGAAGGGGCTTGTGGCGCCCGTACTGTCCGTTACCGGAGCAGTGGCAGGCCTTAGCAAAGCGCTGGAGGTGCAGCGGCAGTTTGACGTGTTGAATGCCGGTCTGATTACCGCGACTGGCGGAGCAGTCCAGGCGGCAGACGCCTTCGCCGCACTTCAAGATTTTGCGCGCAAGACCCCATACGATCTAAATCAGGCCGTCGAGGGATTCACCAAGCTCGTAAATTTAGGACTGACGCCTTCCGAAAGGGCGCTGACGTCCTACGGCAACACCGCTTCAGCCATGGGCAAAGACCTCAATCAAATGATTGAGGCGGTCGCCGATGCTGCAACGGGTGAGTTTGAGCGCCTAAAAGAGTTTGGCATTAAGGCAAAGGCCCAGGGCGATACAGTAAGCCTTACATTCCAGGGCGTTACTCAAACAATCGGCAGCAGCGCTGCCGACATCGAAAACTACCTTACTGGCCTGGGCAATAACCAATTTGCTGGCGCGATGGACCGTCGCGTGCAAACCCTAGACGGCGCCGTATCCAACTTGGGTGACACCTGGGACCAGACCTACCGACTCATAAATGAAGCTGGCCTTGGCGAGCTAATGGAGTCTTCGGTTCGATCAACGACAACCGCTCTAGATGAGCTGAACGCACAACTGGAATCAGGTCAGCTCCAGGCAAAACTTGACGCTGTCGCTGGCAAGTTCTCCGGCTGGGGCGGGGACATTTCCCAAACGCTCGACATCGTTGGCGACATCTTCGAGTCCGCCACCGGTCGCTGGGGTGCGCTCGTAGACAACAACGTCGACAACATGACATCGACGTTTGCCAACTTCCCTGAGAACGTCCGCGCATTCATCCAGCTGATGACCGTTGAGGTGCTGTCAGGTTTCGACAAGGTCACGGCGTACTCGGCAGCATTCAAGGATGGCATCAAGGCCATCTTTACCGACGACACGATGGAGGGCGTAGGGGCTCGGCTAGAGGCTGATCTTCAGCGCCTAAACGAGCTGCGCGATGACAGCATTGCATCAATCCTAGAGGAGCGCGACGCTGCGCTGACCTCATACAGCGACCAGATGTCAGCCGCGCAGGATCTGCGCAAGGTCTATGACGATGCGATGGAGCGATCCGCGCAAGCCACCGCAGATCGCCTGGCTAAGTTCAAGGCGCTCGGCAGTTCAGCCGGCGCAGCAGGGGATGCCGTCGAGAAGCTCGGCAAAAAGCTCAAGAATCTTGACGCTACAGGCCCTGGCGACGCGATCAATGACTACATCAAGCAGTTCGAAAAGCTCCACGACGAACTGAACCCTGCCGAAGTCGCGGCGCGCGAGTACGGCAAGCAGCAGGATCTGCTGAACGACATCATCGCGCGTGGTGGCGAGAATGCCGACAAGGCACGCGGCGACCTTGCCAAGCTGCGCGAGCAATACGAGGAGAACAATCAGGCCACCTCCGAATGGGCGCAATGGACCGAAGGCGCGCTAGACCGGGTTGACGGTGCATTCGCTGACGCCTGGCGCAACATCGGGGACGGGTTTGACGGGTTCCGCGACAGCCTCACCAATGCATTCAAGCAGATGCTGGCCGAACTGGCTCACATGGCCATTACCAAGCCGATCATCATGCAGATCGGCGCGGCGCTGGGGATCGGGGGCGGCACCCAGGGCAACAACGGCATTTGGGGCTCACTGCTTGGCGGCGGTTCTGGTGGCGGCGGCCTTGATTTCGGCAAGCTGCTCAACTACGGCCAGACTGCGTACAGCATGTTTACCGGCGTCGGCCCTGCTGTAATGGCGGGCTGGCAGTCCGGCGGCCTCACTGGAGCTATTCAGGGTGGCGCCGGTTACTACGGGAACATGCTGAGCGGCGCGGCTAGCACGGTAGGCTCGCTGTTCGGCTATGGTGGCGCTGCCGGGTCAATGGCTGCAGGATCAACAGCTGCAGGCTATACCGGTGCAGCGTATGCGAACTGGGCGGCCGGTGCCCAGGCTGGCGCAGGCGGGCTTTCTGCCATTGCCGGGAATCTCGGCGCTATCGCTGGCCCTATCGCCGGCCTGTACATGGCGATCAAGGGCTACGGCGCGATCTCTGACGGCTACGACTTCAAGCCCAAGGACTTCGACGACGAGTTTGCCGGTGTCCGCCTTGGCGCGAAGGTGATCAACGCCTACGAGAACGGTATCACCAAGGTTTTTGGCGATAGCAGCTTCCTCTCGAAGGCGCTGCGAATCCCGGTCGCCACCATCGGCGGACTGATGAGTTCGGTATTCGGAGGTGGCTGGGAAACCAAAAACTACGGCATGGCATTCTCTGTCGCCAATGGTGACTTCCTCGGCCAGTCCTACGAGGACCAGAAGAAGAAGGGCGGACTGTTCGGTTCCGACAAGAAGCGCACCAAATACCGCAACCTCGATCCTGAAACTGCTGCTGTGCTGCAGGAGACGTTCGACGCGACCGAATCTGGCGTCTCCGACCTCCTGGCCCGCATCGGCGTCTCGGTTACCGACGGCGCTTACGCTGGCCTGGAAATAGCGCGGCGCAAAATCTCCACAAAGGGCAAAACCGAGGAGGAGATCAGCGCGGCTATCGGGGAATGGTTCGAGTTCGCCGGTGATCGCATGATCGCGGAGATCGACAAGGGCATCGGCGGGTTCGGCTATTCGCTCGAAGAGCTGACCCAGCGCATCAACGTGTTCGAGGGCGTCAACGACTCGCTTGAGCTGATCAACGTCGCCGTGCTCGACCTGTCCGCGCACAGCATGGAGCTGGCCAACGGCATGGCCGAGGCGGCGGGGGGCATGGATGCCTTCTCGGCTGGGATTTCAGCCTACTACGGCTCGTTCTTCTCGGCTGCTGAGCAGCAGGACAAGGTGTTTGCCTCGCTTGTCGAGACGTTCGCGGAAGCGGAGCAGGTGCTGGCCGCATCCCGGCAGGACTATCGGGACATGGTGGAGGCCATCGACGTCACGACCGAATCGGGGCGCGAGCTGTTCGCCACGCTGATGGGTCTGTCGCAACAGGCCGCGCAGTATTACGACATTCTGGAAGCGCAGGCGGCTGAGGCCATCAACGCAGCCGGGAACGCCTTCAGCGGGCTACAGGCGGCTATCAACGCCGAGGTAGGGCAGCTTCAGACGCAGTATCAGGCGGCTCAGGCCAGCGCTAACGGGCTGCTGCAGCTCTCCAATTCCCTGCAGTCGGCGTTGCGCTCGATGCGGATGGACTCTGATGCCTTCGATCAGGCGCGCCGCAAACAGGCGCAGGCGCAGCTAACCGGCGCTCTGGCGTTCGGGCGTGCCGGGGGCGACCTGACCACGCTGGATCTGTCCGGCTCGCTGTCCGAGTTGGGCCGCGATAGCACGCAGTTCTACGGCACGTTCGAGGAATACGCCCGCGATTACTGGCGCACCGCTAACGATATCAACTCCCTTGATCAATTGACCGGCAAGCAGCTAAGCGTCGAGAAAAAGACGCTAGAGGCGATTGAAGGCCAGTTCGCGTACTTCGACCAGATGCTGCTCGATGCGCAAAACGAGCTGAACGCTCTGATGGGCATCGACACCAGCGTCATGTCCGTAGCTGCAGCGCTTGCCAACTTCAAGGTGGCAGTCGGTGCGGCAGAGACAGCCAAGAACGCAGCCGCACCGAAGACCGCCAAGCAAACCATCGCCGATACCTACGAAAGCGTCTTCGGCCGCGATGCGGGCTCCGGCGAGGTGAACTACTGGCTGCAGCGGATCGGAGAGGGCACGGCTACCGCGGGCAATCTGGCGGACCTGTTCAAGACCTCGGACGAGTACAAGAACGGTGGATTTGCAACTGGCGGCTATACCGGCGCGGGCGGCAAGTGGGAGCCGGCCGGCATCGTCCACAAGGGTGAGGTTGTCTGGTCGCAGTCCGACATTGCTAAGTGGGGCGGCGTCGGGGCGGTCGAGGCTATGCGCAAGAACGGCCCTGAGCTGGAAGTCACCGGCCCGTCGCGGATCTACAACGCGAGCCAGACGGCGGCAATGTTGGGCGGGGGCGATTCCACTGCGGCAATAACCAGCCTGCAGCGCACCGTCGAGGGGCAAAGCGCGGCACTCCGATCTATCGCCAAACACACCATGCAAACCGCTAAGCGCGTCGAGTTCCTCGAGCGTTGGGACTACGACGGCCTGCCAACTGAGAGGGATGTGGCATGAGGATAATCAAGCCAGTCGAATTCGACCCGAGCGAGGGCAGCTTCGCTCGGGCTTCGACCGGAACCTACTTCGACAAAGACGGCGTGCTACGGACAGCCGCCGTCGATGAGCCGCGATGGAACTACACGTTTGAGGATGGGGAGTGGGTGGGGCCGGAGTTGTTGGTGGAGGGGGAGGGGACGAACTTTGCGCTCAACAGTAACCAGTTTGACGGTGGGTGGGATGTCCTCGGCGCGACTATTGATGGGTATGTCACAGCCCCAGACGGCACAGCAGCGCCTATCTGGCTGGCCAGTAATACCGCAGAGCTGCATCGGCTGGTTCGTGCGGGGCTATCCGGTGGGGCGGGTAACACGGTTCATACAGGCAGTTTCTATGTCTACTTGCCAGCAGGGCATGACGTAAGCAGGCTCTACATCCGCATGCGCTCCGCAGGTAGCGGCCAGACAGTCGCTGTCCTTGTGAGTGGCAGTGGTGATGCAGCCACCTTCACGTTCCAAAGCTCCGGTCCGTTTGGAACGAATGCCCCGCCGTTGGTTAACGCCAGCGCACTGAATGTAACCCCGGCAGGAAATGGATGGCACCGGATTGCGGTTACAACAACTACATCAACCACCACAAACCAAGTCACGACCTTCGACTTCGGGTTTACAAGAGCGAATGCGGAGATTGAGTCAGGCACTCCCAATACCCGCATCGCCTTCTTCGGCGCACAACTAGAAGTAGGCTCCTCTCCCACATCCCCCATCCACACAACAGACGCCCCCGTAACCCGCGCCGCTGACATCCCCGGCCGCATCGTCAGCAATGTGCCCGAAGACGACGCGCCAGTCTGGACGGCTGGCACCTACACGCAGGGCACCAAGCGCATCCAGGGGCACCACGTTTACGAGGTGCTGGCTGAGACGACTACCGATTCCCCGACCGCCGGCCTCGCCGCCGACCCACCGACATGGCTCGACCTTGGCGTGACCAATCCCTGGCGGTCCTTCGACGAAAAAATCGGCACGGTCACAACCCACCCCGAGGCCATCCGGTTCAGCATCCGCGCCGACCAGACGATCAACGCGCTCGCCTTTTTCGGCGTCGATGCGGGCAGCATCCGTGTGACAGTCACCGATCCGTCGCTGGGGCGCGTGTTCGAGTACGAGGCCAGCCCGGTCTCAACGGACGGCATCGACAACTGGTGGCAGTACCTTTTTGCACCGATTGAGCTTGTCGAGGACTTCGTGGTACTGGACGTGCCAGCCGGCACCTACGGGACTATCGACATCAGCATCGACAAGCCGGGCGGTGAGGCCAAGCTGGGCGCGCTCGTGCTCGGGCAGACCTCAAACCTGGGCGTGGCGCTGTACGGCACGTCAATCCGGCTCCGGGACTTCTCGCGAAAAGAGCGGGATGCATTCGGAAACTTCATCATTCAAGAGCGCGACTTCTCGAAAGTGGCCGAATTTGACGTGGCCGTGGACACCGCCAACATCAGCGCCGTACAGCGCACGGTAGCCCAATACCGGGCCAAGCCTGTCGTGTGGATCGGCGAGGCGGCTTATGAGAGCACGATCATTTACGGCTTCTGCACTGACTTCGGCGTGAGCATCAGCGGGCCGACGATATCTGACGCAACATTTTCTGTAGAGGGGCTAAATTAATGGCCGTACCAACCGTGACACCACTACCAACGCCACCCAACCGCACGTCCGGGGCGGGCGAGTTCACCGCCAAGGCGGATGTATTTTACGGTGCCATGCCGCAGTTTCAGACGGACATGAATACGCTCGCCGCCTACAGCGGGCAACAGGTGGCTCTGGCAGATACGGCAAGGATTGCGGCTGAGCAGGCCAAAGCGGCGGCCGAGTCGGCACGCTCGACCGTCGTTACCCGCGCCAACGAGGTAGCCACCAACACAAACACCGTCGTTACCCGAGCCAATGAGGTGGCGACAAACACGCTGCAGGTCGCCGCCAACACCCAGCAGGTTGCAACCAACGCCCAGGCCGTGGCCGATGCGCTGGCATCCGTAGCTGACGGGCCGGTGACCAGCGTTAACGGCATGACAGGGGTTGTGACCGGGCTTCTATCGGAGCAAGGCCGGCAGGCGGTGCAGAGCTACACGCTAGCCAGCACCGCCACAACCGAAACCCTCGACCTCGCCGCCTCTCAGGTATTCCGCGTCGATGCCTCGGCACCGCGCACGCTGGTTTTCGCCAATGAGCCGGGGGCGGATCGGGCCATGACGGTCGTTGTGCATCTGGCTGGCAGCTCGGGCGTCGTCTGGCCCGTGTCGATTGCGTGGGACGAAGGGCAGGCGCCGACACCAGAGGGATTCACCCGCGCGGTGTTGTTCTGGGATGGGGTTGAGTGGACGGGTAACGCGAGGACAAGGAAATGATTGAGGCTATGTTAGCTGGAGGGATGACGGTGCAAGACAATAGGATGCTTGCCGTGCGCTATGGCACTGCTGTTAGCGTCTATAGCACGGAAGACTATTCAAAGCTGGCCGACGTAACGGGGGTGGTAGGCTCGATCTATCAGCGCGCATTTAAGGCGAGCCCCGACGGGAGATACATCGCATCCGGGGCGGCTAGCGCTCCGTATCTGACAATCATAGATACCGCGACATGGCAGGTGGTTTCCGCGCCGATTATGCCTAACGTAGTGCTGTCACTAGAGTTCAGTCCTGACGGAAACCACCTGTGGTGCTGTGTATCGGGCAACGGCATTCGGCGCGTAAATCTCGGCACCATGACCATAGATGCGTCCCCGGTAACTACAGGGTCATTTAACGACATCAGTTGTAGCCCTGATGGGAAATATATCGCGTATACCAGCGGATCTACTATATCTCTGCTGGATGCAGCAACACTGGCAAGCGCCGGCCAGTCCGCATCTGTAGGTGGTACAGGATCTATATATAGCTGTGCATTTAGCCCAGATAGCCAGCATATAGCAGTAACCGGGAGTAACTATTTGAGGATAGCAAGAGTCTCCGATCTGGCACTGCAACCCACAGGTTCCAGCACACGATCAAGCAGGGGAGAACTTGTGCGATGGCATCCAAACGGATCGCGTATTGTTGTGTCTGGTTACCAGACAACCGACGCGACACTTACGTTTTACAGCTTCGCCGGGTTTGGTCAGACACCAGCAGGCGCCTCGCTCAAGCCCCCAGCAATGCTATCGACAAAACAGGCCGCATGTTACAGCCCGACAGGTGATTGTTTTGCAGCGATTGATGGGAACTACGTATACGTATGGACTCGGTCCGATGACCCTACGCCAGTAGCCAGCAAATCATTGCTAGTAACAGCCGAGCCTAGCGGCTGCATACTCTTTTAACAGGACGCCAATATGATCGTTAATACAACTACCGGCCGTTTGGCACCTGTCCAATCAATTCGCCGCGCCAACCCAAACGTATCAATCCCTAGCAGCCCCGACGACGCCACGCTAGCTATGCTCGGCTACGCCCGAATCCAGCCAACGACGCAGCCAGAAGGTGACGTTGTAACCGAAGGCCAGCCCGAGCAGCGCGACGGCGCGTGGTATCAGACGTGGGAGGTGCGGGAGTTTACGGTGGAGGAACTGGCCGAGCGCGAGCAGCAGCAGCGCGAACAGCTCGCCCAGCAAATCGCCGACCGCCGCTGGCAGGCCGAGACAGGCGGCATCACCCTCAACGGCATGCACATCGATACCGGCCGCGACAGTCAGGCGCTGATTACCGGCGCGACGGTACAGGCGATGCTTGATCCGGCGTACTCGCTGCGCTGGAAGACTTCGACAGGGTTCGTTGACCTGACGGCTGAGCAGATCATCGCGGTTGCGACTGCTGCCCGTGGCCACGTTCAAAATTGCTTTAATAGGGAAGCAGAGTTATTAAATGAAGTTGAAAATGGAACGTTTGAATACTCCATGTTAGAGATTGGCTGGCCCGAATAATATATAATACCTCTTCTGTTTGTTTTGATCCTGCATCGTAACTATGGCGTCCAGTTAATGATAGCTAAAGAAATCGCTCTTTCGGCTGAACATGCAAGAGGTGTGCTTAATTACGACCACATCTCAGGAACTATCACTTGGAAAGTAGATTGCAGAGGAGGTATACGCGCCGGAGCTGAGGCTGGTTGCTTGGCTGTGAGAGGTCGAGTGACCTACAGGGCGATCAGGCTGAATGGGCAACTGTACCTAGCGCATAGGCTGGCTTGGTTTCTATATTATGGGGTGTGGCCATCAAGCCAGATAGATCACATAGATGGAGACGGCCTTAACAATAGCATCGAAAATCTTCGCGATGTTTCGCATCGGGAAAATAAACTTAACCACCCAATACCAGCATCCAATACCTCCGGAGCTGTCGGCGTTTATTGGTGGAAACGGGATAAATGTTGGCGCGCATCCATTGGCGTTAATGGTAAGCAGGTAAATCTTGGTCTTTTCAATACATTCGAAGAGGCGTATTCCGCAAGAAAGGACGCAGAGGCAAAATATGGATTCCATAAAAACAACGGTAGAGCAGCGTAAAGAAGGCACGTTCACGCCGGAAATGCTCGACCAAGGCTGGCCGTAAACCATCCGCAATACACAGACCCGCTTCGGCGGGTTTCTTTTTGCCTGGAGTTTCCCATGCACATCTCAGAGAAAGGACTGGCGCTCATCCGCCAGTTCGAGGGGCTGCGCTTGTCCGCATACCGCTGTCCCGCAGGAATTCCAACTATCGGCTATGGCTCGACCGCTGGCGTGAAGCTGGGCCAGGCCATCACCGCAGAGCGTGCCGAGCAACTGCTGCGCGAGGACGTGCGCCAGTTCGAGGCGGCTGTCTCTCGACTGGTCAAGGTGCCGCTGACGCAGGGCCAGTTCGACGCGCTGACCTCGTTCGCCTTCAACCTCGGTGCTAAGGCCCTGGAGAAATCCACGCTGCTGCGGCTGCTGAATGCGGGCGACTACTCGGGCGCCGCCGCTCAATTCGAACGATGGGTCTACGCCTCGGGCAAGAAGCTGGCCGGTCTCGTCAAGCGCCGCGCTGCTGAGCGGGCACTGTTCGAAGGGAAATCACCATGCGCCTGATCATTGCCGCCTGCCTGCTGCTCACCCTGCCGGGCTGCGCCGCCTCGCTCGCGTCCTACTACTGCGGCAAGCCAGCCGTAGACCGTGCGGCCTATCGTGCCGTGATGGATACGCGGACGGCTCCGCACAAGGTGAGGGTCGAATGCTATGAGTGAGACAGCATGGTTCTCCGGCGCGCTGGACCTTCGCGCGTACAAGCCGGGCGAGTGGGTGCTGCTTGAGCCGTTCCGCTATCACGCCCGCGATGGACGGGAATTCACGGTGCCGCGATGGTTCGTGAC